AGGTCCCCCGGTTCATGTGAATTGTAGATGTTCGTTGACATTCAAAGAGCCTTAAAGCATATTAATAACAGGAGAATTGGAAAATGATACTATATAAAACTTACAAACCCTATGGACATTTCATTAAGCGTACCCGATTCAATCTGGGTTAGGATCTCATCTCCTCTTTGAATCTGATCCACGCGGTTAACGGTTAATAGTTTGTCCCCGTCTTCCTCTCCATGCTCCATAAGTCCTATTAATTCCCTATGTCCAAACATGAATTTTATGCGCTGCTTAGGAAGTCGGGCTTTCAGTGTCCGTTTGAATGCGCCCGTATGTATAATGTCATTCCCTAAATCTTTGATTTCCATTTTAGAGGCTATTGTTTCAACACGCCTTTTAGATACATCAATTTTAATCTCTTCGGGTTTATAAGTTTTATATAGTATCATTTTCCAATTCTCCTGTTATTAATATGCTTTAAGGCTCTTTGAATGTCAACGAACATCTACAATTCACATGAACCGGGGGACCTGAAACCGTGCCCCCAACTTCTGGAACTGCAAACTCTTCGTTTAATTTTGCCTCTACTCCGTTCAGCGGCTGGCAGATACATTCCACCGCCGCATCTTCTACCGTCTGCCATATCTTTACCGTCTCTGTAGATATGAGTCCTTCGTCTACAGCCTGACGTACTCCAAGCTCTAGACCTTTATTAAATGAAAAGTTTAATTCTGTTCTTGCTATCGCTATGTGCCTCTGTTGTACCAATCTCTGGCCGCGTGACCTTACGATCTGATTAGCATCACGAATGCTTACCCCTTGCTCTACTAAAAGTCTCTCCGCTTTATCTAAAGCTGCTGCCTGTTTTTTTGATACTCCTAGCCATCCTGATAAGCCTTCTTTTTGAGCTTGCAATGTTCGAAGGTTTATCTTTCCTCTTAATCGCAACTCTATAGCCCTGACAGATAATCCCCTTTGCGCTCCTTTTGTAACCACATCGAACGCTGCTAAGAATGAGTCTTCATAACGGCCTCTTAAAAACCCCGCTCTTAATCCGAGCGCATTTATTACGTTCGCGCTCATTGTCTCAAATTGCTTCTCTTCTAAATCTGACAATACAAAGTTAGCGGCATTTTCCATTACCCCTTCAATGTCTTTGAGGAAGTTCTCATTGATAAGAATGTCCATCGATTCCATATTGAGTTTTACAAGGTCAGGAGGCACGACACCAAGGATTATTTTCTTAATATTCGCAGGAGTAAAACCCTTTCCAATTCTCAGAATATGCTCACCTATAGCGTCTACAACGCTGCGCATCTTTGAATTAACCACACCGCGCATACGTCGAATCGTACGAGTCCGAGTAGTTAAATGCCCCTTATGCTGTGTTACCGTTATCGTCTTCGTCAATTAATGAAAGCTCGGAAGCTGGCATTAAATTAGCCGGTAAGTGTGATATGTCACCCGATTTGGTATTCTCGAACCCTAGCCCCAGCCGGTCGTTTATTTCGTTCCTTGTATAGCCCATATTGAAAAACCTGGTAGATGTTTCTGACTTGGTTTTAAGCTCCCCTTTCATCTCTTGAATTTTAATCTTATCGAAGTCAAAGAATACATCGGGATAAATGTCTGAGATTCCGGTATTCAATGTATCCCTTATATCTGTAAGGGTAGGTACCACCGCCTCATCAATGAATAACTTCCTGGCTTCTGTCATGTTAGAGAACGTGGCATCTGTAGGGGTGATCAAGACTCTCGGGACGCTCAACACTCCGCACGTCTCATCCTGTAGCTTCCCTCTGCTATCTCTAAACTCTAACTCAGATAATGAATTCCCTATTTCCGTAGGCTGCTCAAAGTCAGCCCCCAGCATATAGGGCACTCCGTTATTCTTTGCCGACTGATGGTTTTTCTTCATCAATGCTGTAAGGTCTTCAAACTGTTTTTTCTCCAGCTTTCTTTTCAACCTGAATACAAGCCCTTTCCCTGACCTGTTATCAAGGCCGAACTTCTGAAACTCTAAGGCTGAATTGTCTGTCTGGATTACTTTTTGAATCGACTTCAAAGGTGATAGCCCGAAGTAGGCATTCTTGGGGTCTATGCTATATCGAAAGTGTATAATCTCCTCTCGGGGTATTTTGAACTTATTAGTGCCCGATCCCTGAAACTCGTAGAACTGTATAAAGTCAGTTCGTGAGGGTATGATTCCTACGTTAATAGGCGATATAGGTTCCAGCCATTCTATAATCTTGCCGCTATCTACAACGTTCTTCCTTAAAAAATGATTCCCTGTAGCTATACGGTTCATAATTAATAACTCATTCTGCTCTGCCCAAGAGTAAAGAGGATGTGGTCTCTCAATTAATTTATTCGCCGGGTGGTTTTCGTTTATATCCCCCGTTGAAATATCCCTAATAGCCCAGTCGATAGATTTGACAGTTCTGGCAATCTTCGAAGAGCAAGCGTAAGCGGTTCCATTCTCCACTAATAAATCAATAGCCGCCTCGGGATCGAATGGAGGAAATATTGTATTCCCTTCAATCGAGGCAGGGGCTAGTTCACCTGAATTAAGTACATCCCCAAAGAAGCCCCTTGAGATAAAACCCTTTATCAGTAAGGCGTATAAACTTGAAGGTCGAAACCTTGCGAAGAAACCTGCCACTAGGCTAGGGTAGACATTTGCACCGGCGTTGATTCTTTGTTATGGCGTAGAGCTAGATACCTGCAATCGTCTGCGAAATCATCTGCAACACCTTCGGCTTTGCGTGGTGTTCCTTTCTTGGGGTCTATTTCCAATTCTGCCATTTCTCCAATCGTTCCTATGCATTTTTTTAAGATATAATAGTGTAAACCCCCGTCACCACGCTGTAAAGATATGAACGCGTCATAGGTGGCTTGTACATCTTTAACCGCCTTCTCAGTTTCCAATCCCATAGCGTCGAGCCCTTCAATATATCCCGGGTTATGATCTGTAATTATGTCTTGGCATTTATCAAGCTCTTCTCTTACCTGCGGGATTACCTTCGCCTGAGTTAATCCGCTAACACCATATTCTAAGTAATGAATCCACCTCTCATTTTGTTCGTCGTAAGCCCAGAAAACAATCGCGTATTTATGCTTGAAACCGAAATCTATACATGCGTGTCTAGGCCATTCTTCTGGTATGTCGAAATTATCAATTATGCACTTATCAAAATCAGGGTAGGCTAACCCGTCTAAATTAACCCATAGCCCATGTCTTAGTCTTTGCTTCTTCGCTCCCGATAACGTGTCGAGGTTCATTTCGATGTAACAGGTGTCTAAGAAATTGTTTGACTCGGGTAGCCATGGCCCTCTTCTGAATACATGATCACCTGAGTAATTCTGATCGATGGGATTCTTTTTTACTATAAAGTAGTCATGTGCCCAGTGTCGCGCGCTTCTCGGGTTAGTGTCGCATATCAATAGATTATTCAATCCTTCGATTTTCTGAGAGAGGCTTGATTTTACATCCTCATACGTCCCGAATGAAATCTGAGTGACTTCGTTAATAAATATGGTGCAATACTCAGACCCGAATATTACAGCTTCGGTGCGCTCCTTATCGTCTAATCCGCAGAGGAATATCTGAGACCCGTTTGTAAATGTGATAATGAATTTCTGCTCATTAGTTGTACAGTGAGCATCTAACCCGGTGGCACGTATCAGGGGTTTAATCGTCTGTAGATAAAGGTTTCTTTCAAGGTCGGTTCTGTGGAGTCTACATATCAGGTGACGTGAGTTGGGAAAGGCGTAGGCTCTTTCAAGAATCGCAAAACAGATTAGAAAGGTCTTGCCTGATCTTCTACCACCATCGTATAGAATCTCTCTTAATGCTGGATTATTCCAGTCTGCTTTTGCATCCTCTTGCTTCTGTGTCAGTTCGATCATTCAAAAGAAAACCACCTGCTTGGGATGGGTCTTTTTAAGCTCAAGGGTATGGCTTCGATTCTTTCGTCTATGATCGGCATCGTAGTTATTATGGCATCTCTGGCATAGGGCTTTCAAGTTAGATCGGCGTGAGTCCATGGTCTTGTGATTCATGTGGGCTATCGTGAGAACTATTCTAATTAATTTGGCATCCCATGAATGCACGTCTATAGTGTCTAATGCTTCCTCGTGGTCATAGGATACAAGCTGAAACGTTCCTTCTTTTGATCCACCGTATTCTCTATATCCGTATGCGTGATTTGGAGCATTGCAGAATTCACATCTGTCCTTAGCTCTTTTCAATATTTCCTGCCTTATAGCTTTCCAGTTTTTCGGGTAGTTCTTATAGTCGCAGGGCATTAAACAGATGATACCTTATTTCTTTCTCTCATTCGATCCATATCCTTCAATAACTCCTCCTGCTCTTTGTCACTATGAAATGACAAGTAATACAGAATCGTTTTGATCGATTTTCGGTATATTTCGCTAGGGAGCAGGCCCATCACGCACAGCTTATCATATAGGTCTTAGTTTCGGGATTGTGCCAGACTAGGTAAGGGTGATCTAAATCACACAGCATCAAGGTAGTTTTCATATAGTAGTCTTTTGAGTAGCACCTGATAAACCTGTCGCAATGTAAATATGGACATGGCCTCGCTTCCCACTTTGCACCGGACTCCATTTGGAATTTGTATGTTCCATCATGCTTCCCATTTACTCCGTTCTTAGGGATCATCTTTCAGCCTTGCCTCATGCGCTGCCAGAATAGCGTGCCTGTCTTCCCACAATATAACCTTGAGCCATTTCATCGCCTGCTCTCGCTCCATTAATTCCTGATAGCTAATCCCCTGTTTATGGGCTTTGATGTCTAGCTTCTCGTAATGTTCCAGCTGATCCTTGAATAGCTTTACATTGCCTGAGCTTAATCGTTTGATCTTTCTCATCCTGTCCCTATCTCCTCTCTAGGTGTCATCTCTAAATCGCTCCATTGCTTCCTCAATTCTGCATTCTAGCCCCGTTAGCTGTTCTAAGTCGGCGCGCGATTCGCACTCTAGCATAATCCAATAATCACGCTCGGCGTCGTAATCGTAATCATCGTAATCGTCGCTCATTCTCTTACCTTGTCGGCTTCCTTTAGGGCAATTCTTGCTGTCTCGCCAATGGCAAGAAGTTTAATATGTTCCGTTGCCTCACGATCATTATGACATTCTTCAATTTTCTTAAGCGCATTCCTTAGAATCTCTACTTCTTTTGTCATTCTGTCCCCTCAAAATTCCTGTTATTCCAAACTGTCGCATCTCCAGAATAAATCACCCTCTGAATTCCTTACAACGCCGTCCGAGTAGTGTATCAGATACGACCTCCTGACGGTATCAGTTCTATTGATTCCGCTCCCGTGGAGGTTCAAACTTGAGAATACCAGTACGTCTCCAGGGTCTAAATCTATGCTGTTTTTAAGGGGGTATTTCTCGCCTGGATATAGTTCGCCGTCATAGCTTACTGCCAGACTGTCTGACTTCTGAAACTCATCTACCCGGCCTTTGTTTATATGATTACTTAATCCATAGCTGCCAAACTTGGTAAGTGGCATGACTGATAAAGCTGCATTCTCCTCAGTGGATTTATCAATAGCTATAAGGCACGTTAAATAGGGCGCGTGCTTAGACCCTATATAAGCAGAGTCTTGATGCCAGAAATGAATGTATGGCTTCTCTCCGTTCTCTGTGGGCCATTTGATTACGAACTTCTCGCCCATTAATCGGCATGATGGGCCTATTACAGATAAACCTATAGTTTGAATTAAGTGATCACGATAGAAGTTGGACGAATCAGGCAGGAAGGTGGGTTTTTTCAACTCTGGCAATAGTGCGTTCTTGGTAGTCAGGGCTTCCTTGTACTCACCCTTAAGGTTCCATATCTTTTCTTCGCTGATGTATTTCCTTAAAACAAAGAATCCGAATCTCTTGTAATCGTCTAAATGGCTATCTGCTATCATTCTCTAACTCATAAACTCTATTCTGTAAGTCTGCTATGTTCTGTCGGAATTCCTGAGTTTCAACCCTGTTCTGGTGATCAAGCGCAATCGGGGTAATCATGGCTATTACAATTCCTACAACCACCATTATCTTAAATATAATTTCTCCGTTGAAATCTGGACCTATTGGAGTACCTGGGTTTTCCTTATTCGGCTTAGGTGGGCCTTTCATTTAGTAACCCTCACCGATTTATTCGTAGTGCAAGCCTTTGACATTCTTAAGGATAATGGCATTTTGCCACAAGGAATATAAAACCAGTTCGACTGAACCGACCTGACTTCAAGGCCAAAGCTCATGTCGTATTGATTCCATCCAAAATTAAGGTCGTTAGAAGTAATTGCTTGGAACTTGAGAAAGTCTCCGCGATACATCTTTTTAGATGAACCGGATTCCTTCTCTCTAACAGTGACAGAACACCCGAGAACGAACACAATACAAAGGGATATTAATAAAGCAGCGCCTATGCCGGTGAGGATGTCTTTCATTTGTTTGACCTGTGTATCTTGCATGAATATCTAGCCTTTCTCTTAACAGGGAATCTCTTTTTTATCTCCTCGTCACTTAAATGCAGTATCGTAGCTATTGGCCTTTCATTTCGGCATTGGGGTATTACCTCTCTTAATGACCTTATGTCTTTCATTTAGTCAGGGCTTTCTCAGGCTCTTTGAGGGCTTCCTCTGCAAGCGTTATTAATACAGTAGGGTTTCCAGTAGGATCATCGGAAATCTCCTCAAGAGCCACCTTATATCGCTCTATGGTCGAGATCATCTCTTTAGCTTGGTTTCGGAGGGTGCAAGTATCCTCCACGTCATTAACTGTCAAATATGTTTTATGATTTTCATACACAAAGAACAGCTTTCCGCTAATGCAATCATGGTCAATATCTATCACTGGTAAGTGCGTTAATCTATGCTCCAGGTCCTTTAGTTTGTCTAGGTTCATTTATCCTCCATAACCCTTTCTATGGTCATACTGGCTTCATGTATGATCCTGTGCAAATTCTCCTCTGAATACTCCACACCCTCGTATGCTGATAATTTTTGCTTTAATGCCCATTCTACTCTTTTCAGTAAAACATCGTAATTCATTGTTTATCCCCCTCGATCTCTTTAGGTTTTCCGTTCTTCCCGTTTGTCTGCTGCATTAGGATTTTAGTTTCGTTATAGATTCCGATTAAATATACTGGGGATGGGGGTCTAGTCTGTTGCTCAGTTTCGCCCCATCGCTCTCTATGATGAGTTCTTAATGTGTCACGTATCGCGGGGTATTCGCCGTTCTTGATACAATCCCTTAACCCTGTCTGGGCTTCATTTACCAGACTAAGTCTTTTCTCAATTAGTATTTCTTCAAGGTCTTTAGAGAATTGCTCATCGTCTTTTTTCCATGAAGTAAGGGTTACCCTGGAAATGCCTGCAACTTTAGCTAAGGCCCATTCTGGAACCTCATCTTCTAATCTTGAAATAGCTCTTAGGGCTTGCTGCTTGTTTTCATTGGATGATTTAATGCTGCTCATTTAACGTAAGATATGATTAATCTGGTATATTATACTGTACTAGCTTCCTGCTTTGTATCTTTGAGTCCTTCCCTGGCGGCTTTCGCCAAAGAATTAAATTCAATACTCGCGAGGTCTGCCTCGTCGCCCTCTTTTTTCACATCATCATTATAACTGTCTGTGTATTCCTTCGCCCTATGGCCTATCCACTCAAGCGCCGTCCTATACCTGTCTCTTTGCTCTACAGCTTTTATAAGGTCGGGGGCGTTGTTTCGTAGGGCGCAAATAAGTTCCGCATCCTCCTTATCGACAGCATCCGCAACCTCGTAAGTTCGTTTATCCGAAATAGAGTGGGCCTCATCATTTTCATTGTAATAATGATGCCACTCCCCCGGCGTAGCTTTCTCAAGTAAAGACTTTAGCTCTGATGGGGTTTCGGGAGTCATTCGCCATCGTCCTTTAATTTCTTGCTCTTTTTGGTTTCTTTCTTCTCTGGCCGTGGGTCTTCTTTGGTTTTCGTGCCGGCCTGAATAATCGAAAATGCGCCTTTCAATGTATAAGGGCCCATGTTGGAACGTCGGGACCATACCTTCCCTTGGGAAATTGATCCGCTATCCGTATGCTCGAATCCTGATTCTATTACGACGTCTCTCATTTCTTTATAGCCGATTATTTTATTTTCTGCGGGTGTTTTCATTTTTCTTATCCTCCAACTGCTTAGCTAAATTTACTGCGGAATTCTGAGATACTAGAACACGTTTCCCGTTCATTTCGGGACTGTCATACATGTATATTTTAACCCCGTGCTGTGTGGGGTGATTTGCGAACCCTCTAGGGATAAACCCCGCACTTCTTAAGAAGAGGGATACATGTGATTCTGCTTGTCTCATTTTATAATTCCAAAGCCCGGTAGATTTGTAGGTCTACCGGGACTGAATGGAAAGGTGTCCGCCAAAAACGAGGGAAGCGGGACAATGTTACAGGAGCATTATTCATTTAATTCGCTAGGGCCTTTGAATTTTTCAAATACTTCAAACGTGGTTTTATTCCCTATAAATGGATCTGTTGATCCAAGCTCATGTTCTGAATGTAAGACATAAACACCAGCTTGATTTAAGTCTCCCGCGGCAAGTGTAGCTTGTAGGAATTTATCTGCCGGGGTTGTGGTGGATATAGTTGCGGTCTTCTCGAAAACGGTTTCGTCAGGTCGTTCAATGCTTAGTTTTAGATCGGTTGCACCCGTAAGAGTTTCAGTTTCGGCATCGTCAAATACCCTGATCTTCAATGTCTTTGAAGCATCGCCTACATATATTCTATCCACCATATCTTATTATAGCACCGGGGGGTATCCGTTAGAAGCTACATACTTTGATGCTCGAGCCGCCCACTTGCTCATAGGCATTGTGATAATAAACTTACCGGGATTATTTACGTCTCTTTGAATCGTGACATTATCCTGTCCGTAATGTTCAAAATAAGTACATCCCGGCGACAGTTCTACTTCTTTCGCTCCTGCGAATGGCCTTGTTTCCATTTTCATTAAAATAACTCTATGTCGTCTATAAATTGTGTAGTGGTGGCATCGTTTCTTTCATTAAATCCGCCTGTTATATGCCCGTAATGAATAAACTCTGACGTGGGCTGATTCACTGAAGAGATTAACCCTGAGATAGTGATACCTGAGCCGCCTTCGTCTATAGTCCAGATATATTGCGTTGCGGTTTTCTCCAATGTGTAGGTTCTTTCTGTAAAATGAAATCCTGATTGACTGCTTGAACCGAATGAAGCTAAAGCAGCTGACAGGTTTTGAAATCTAAATGTATAAAGATCGCCCGCGCTCCCTACGAAATCGCACCACACTGTAAACTCATTAGCTGCGAAGGGTGACGTCACGTCTGCTGCTGTTGCCAGTCTGCCTAAAATAATAGGCAATGGGCCGACTCCCTGAATTCCGCTATCACGCCTGACCTTCCACCTGATAAACCACTTCCCGGCATCGCCCCCGGTTCTTAATGTATTTAAGTCTTTACTGTGTCCCGTGATTGCATAATTAGTTAGGCTGTTTTGCGTAGCCGTTTGAATAAGCTCCAGTTTCTCGCTTTGAATTCTGGCAGTAGCAGTCCCCGCTATATAGATTTTCATAAATCCGTTACTGCCAGGTATTACCGCCGCGTCAACTGTGAGGTTT